GTCCCTGCTCACTCACTCACCTGCCTAGAAATATTTTACTGTACGATATTCATACGATATTATACGAACATTCTAGAAGACCCCATGACCCCCTATAGCCTAGCCGACCACATATATATCTCTATTGCACTCATTGGTGGCTAATTCAATCTAGTACAACATAATACTAGACCCTATTAGCACCTTATCAATATAACTATTGACAACATGTTTTTAAAAATCATATACTTAGAAGTGGATTACTATGTCTCTCTCACTATGAATAAAGATAACGAAAGAATGAACGAGATAATCTCTACCCTAAAGAAAAGGTCGGAGGAAGATAAATTAAAATACTATCAGCCTTATCAGTTTCAAAAGAGATTTCACTTCACCAGCAAAGAAGCTAACCAAAGATTGTTAATGGCTGCCAACCGAGTAGGTAAGTCCTATGTTGGTGCTATGGAAATGGCTATACATCTAACAGGCAGTTACCCTGATTGGTGGGAAGGTAAACGATTTGAAGAACCTATCAAGGCTTGGGTGTGTGGTGCAAGTAATGAAACCACAAGAGATATCTGTCAAAAAGAATTATTCGGACAACCTGACAACCCTAGAGATAGAGGTAAAGGTTCAATACCCAAACACCTTATTGGTGAGACTACAAGGAAACCTGGTGTGCCTAATGCTCATTCATCAGTATTAGTTAAACATTCTTCAGGTGGGTGGTCGAGGGTAGCTTTCAAAGCCTACGAAATGGGTAGTGAAAAATTTATGGGGGAGTCCATGGATTTGATATGGCTCGATGAAGAACCCCCACAAGATATTTATTCACAATGTATTACTAGAACCTTAGATAAAGAAGGACAAGTCTATATGACCTTTACTCCTGAATCAGGTATGACTGAGGTAGTACAGAACTTTACATCAGATTTAAAACCCTCACAGGCTCTCATAACAGCAGGTTGGGAAGATGCAGACCATCTAACTACCAAGATGAAAGAACAAATTTTACAAGCCTTACCCCCACACGAAAGGGAGATGAGGTCTAAAGGGATACCGATGATAGGAAGTGGATTGGTATTCCCTATTCAAGAAGACGTATTAAGCTGTAATCCCTTCACAATCCCACCACATTACGCTCGGATTGCAGCGATAGATTTTGGTTATGACCACCCTACAGCCGTAGTATGGTTAGCTTGGGACAGAGACGAAGACATTGTTTATGTTTATGATTGTTATCGTATGGCTAAACAAATACCTTCTTATCACGCAACCCATATCAATGAGAGGGAAGGGAGTGATTGGATTCCTATAGTATTTCCTCACGATGGATATCAGCATGACAAAGGCTCAGGCGTAACCCTTGCAGAACAATACCGTGATAACTATGTCAATATGTTACCGTTTCATTTTGAAAACCCTCCAGCGATTGGAGAGAAAAGAGGGGGCAACTCTGTTGAAGCAGGATTGATGGAGATGTTAGATAGAATGGAACACGGAAAATTTAAAGTATTCAATACCCTTTATGACTGGTTTGAGGAGTATCGAATGTATCATCGTAAAGATGGAAAGCTAGTCAAATTAAAAGATGACTTAATGTCGGCTACAAGATATGCTGCATTGAGCTTAAGACATTCAACAACAAAAGGTTCACGTTGGCAATCTAAAGGAACACTAGCTCCTGATGTAGCAATCGTGTAAGGAGACAATTATGACTTACTCAAAAGACAAAAAAAAGTACAAGAAAAAAACATCTTAATCAAAGGAAAAAAATAATGTTATTAGCAAAATTTTTAATAGACAATATAGATAAAGTACCAGCTTTAAACGCTGTAAAATCTATTCAAAAAAAATCACCTGTAGGTAGTTTAACTACATCAGATGTTTTTATGAATAAATATACTTTATTAGGCAAAAAACGTAAAAATTTAATTGGATAAAAAATGGCAAAAAAAATGACAGAAGATGAGTTAGTAGCTCATCTTAATAATGAAATAGAATCTTCCACAGGAAACTTCAATACAGAACTATCTGCTCAAAGAGAAGAGAACATGGAGTATTACCTAGGCGAAAAGTTTGGTAATGAGATTGATGGTCGTTCTGAGATTGTTACAACCGATGTACGAGACACTGTTGAATACATTATGCCGAGTCTTATGCGTATCTTTACAACGCATAACAATATTGCTGAGTTTGAACCCCAAGGTCCTGAAGATGTAGAGATGGCACAACAAGCTACCGACTATGTTAATTATGTTTTTAACAAACAGAACAATGGCTTTAAAGTTTTATACGATGCTTTCAAAGATGCGTTGATATCTAAGACAGGTATCATCAAACACTTTTGGGAAGAACGAGAAGAGATTAAAACGGATACTTATGAGAATTTAACTGAGGTTGAATACCAGTCTGTCCTAGCTAATGATGAAATGGAGATAATTGAGCTTAGTAAAAACATACAAGAGAAGCAACAAGTAGATGATTTTGGTACATTGATTAGTCCTGAGATAGCGTCATACGATTTGAAAGTAAAATGTACTAAGAAATATGGGCAAGTCAAAGTAATATCTGTACCTCCTGAAGAATTTTTAGTTTCAAGACGTGCATCATCTTTAGAAAACGCTTCATTCGTTTGTCATAGAGTAAAAAAATCAGTATCAGACTTAATCTTAGAGGGATATTCTAAATCTTTAGTAGAAGATATACCCACTTATACACAGAACAATGCAGAATATAACGAAGAAAGACAAGCAAGGTACTCTTATGATGAAGATTCTACCCCAGGAGACGAAGGCAAAGGTCCGTCTAGGAAGGTTTGGATTGATGAGTGTTACAGTTACATAGATTATAATAATGACGGCATAGCCGAGCTAAGAAAAATTACTATTGGTGGGAATACAATACTCGACAATGTTGAAATAGACTCAATTCCTTTCTCAACTATTTGCCCACTACCAATTCCCCACAAGTTTCACGGTATGTCCGTGGCTGATACAGTTAAAGACATACAATTAATTAAATCAACTATTGTAAGAAACATATTAGATAATATGTATTTAACTAATAACGCAAGATATGCTGTATTAGCAGGACAAGTTGAGTTAGATGATTTGCTTTCCTCAAGACCTGGTGGGATTGTAAGAATGAGAAGTCCAAATGCTGTAACACCTTTACCAACGCCACAAATGTCAGGCGATGCGTTTAAAATGGTACAGTATTTAGACCAAGTTCGTGAAGAAAGGTCAGGAGTATCTAAGATGACGCAGGGATTAAACCCTGATGTTTTAAATTCACACGTAACTACAGGGGCAGTTGCAGCCGTTACGGAATCTTCTATGCAAAGAATAGAATTGATAGCAAGAATCTTTGCTGAGACAGGAATTAAAGATTTGTTTAAAAACATTTACAAGTTAATACAAAGATACGAAGACAGAAAAAAAATATTTTATTTGAATAACAAGTTTGTTCCTATTGATGTCTCTCGTTGGAGAGATGAGCTTAACTGTAATATTAATGTTGGAGTAGGCTCAGGCAGTCAGCAAACTAAGATGCAAACTATGACTGGCATAATGACTATCATACAAGGATTAATTCAGAACGGTGGTATGGGTACTATGGTTACGCCACAGAACGTATATAACGCTGTATCAGAGTTTATTACCCAATCAGGTTATAAGAATCCTGATATGTTTGTAGCAAACCCTGCTAATATGCCACCACCACAGCCACCACAACCTACAGTTGAAGAGAAGATTGCTAATCAGAAAGCTCAGATTGAATTAGAAAAACTTAAACTTGAAGCTGCTGAAGTAGAACTTGATACTAAGATTAAACAACAAGCACTTGAGCTTAAAAAACGTCAAGCTAAAGTTGATACCATGATTAAGATGGAAGAATTAAAACTTAAACAACAAAAACTAGAGCAAGGTGAATTTGAAATTGCAATGGAAGCAACTCAATTAAAATCAGTTGCTCCTGGAGATGAGTAATGGCTTTAACTAAAAAACAAAAGGCTACTCTTGAAAAACATAAGGTTCATCATACTGCTAAACATATGGCAATGATGCGTATGCTTATGAATGACGGCACATCTTTTACAGCTGCACATAAACTAGCAATGAAGAAGGTAGGCAAATGAGATACCCAAAGTATAATCCTGACTATGACAAACTAGGTGCAAGAAATAAAGTAATTGGTAAAGAAATAAAAGTATTGGTTAACGACAAAAAGATTAATTATAAAAAATCATTGGAACTTGCTCTTAATAAATTTCCTAAAACTAAAAAATTACCATTTGCATGAAAGATTTAAACGAGCTTAACATTGAAATAGAATTGATTAAGAAAGATATTAATGATATAAAAAACAATCACTTACATCATATTGAAAGAGACATGAGAGATGTAAAGATAGAAGTCTTTAGGTTTAAATATATTGTTTGGGGAGCTGTACTTATATTTATATTAGCAACAGATAATTTTAAAGAATTGTTGAGGTTACTTTAAATGGCAAAAAGCAAGAACACACCAACCAATCCTTCTCTTTATTCAAGAGTAAAAACAGCTGCTAAGAAAAAATTTAAAGTTTATCCATCAGCATATGCTAATGCTTGGCTTGTAAAAGAATACAAAAAAAGAGGTGGAGGTTACAAAAGTGGCTAAGTCTACTGGTGGTCTTACCAAATGGTTTAAAGAAAACTGGGTAGACATTTCTGCACCAAAGAAAAAAGGAAAGTTTCAAAAGTGTGGTCGTCCTAAAAAAAGTAAGCGAGGTTATCCAAAGTGTGTACCAGCTTCAAAAGCAAAAAGTATGACAGCTGCTCAAAGAAAATCAGCATCACAAAGAAAAAGGGCAGCAGGAAACAAAGGACCTAAGCCAACTTATGTCAGAACATCTGCAAGAAAAAAAACATAATGAAAGACCCAGTAACAATATCAGCATTAGACAATACAGAATTACAACAACTTATGTTGAAATATAGGATTTCAGTAAACGAGTTACACTTGAAGACATCAATCTCTAAGAATGATATTCATGGGTATCTCAATGGAAGAAAAAGTATACCCACTTATGTAGTGGATACAATCAACCAAATAGGAGAAAACAATGGCAGATAAAGATACTACAATAAGAGAAGGACAAGAAGCAGAAAGATTGCTGAAAGACCCTTTGCTTATTAAATCTTATGAAGTTATCCAAAACGATATCTTTCAACAATGGATAAGAACAGAAATAATGGAAACTGAAAAAAGAGAATCCTTATATCATTCGCTACGAGGTGTACTTACAGCACAGAATGTACTTGTAAATACAGTTGAAAGTGGCAAAATAGTTCAAGAAGAATTAAGGGGAGGTAAATAATCATGGCAAAAGATGATATCCCTATACAAGAATCCACCTATCGTGGTGTACCTGTAACTGATGTAGCATCAGCACAGGCAGCATTACTTCAATCTATGCAGACTCCTGAAAAGGAAAAACCTGCTGAAGAAGAAATGCAAACAGAAACAACGGAAGAAGTTTCTGCACAGGACACGGAGTCCGAATCAGTACAATCAGAAGCAGACAATCCTGATGGCTTAACTGCTGATGACTTAGTAGACCAAGACCAAGAAGTAGAAACTGAGACACCTAATATTTATACCATCAAAGTAGATGGTAAAGATGTTGAGGTTACGCTTGAAGAACTACAGAACGGTTACAGTAGACAAGCTGATTACACAAGAAAAAGTCAAGTATTGGCAGAGCAACGTAGAAAAGCTGATGAAGAATTAGCTACGACTCAACAAGAAAGACAGCGATACTCTCAAGCCTTAGAGCAATTAGGAGATTCAACAGATTACGAAATATCTCAGTTCGCAAATGTTGATTGGAATAAACTCAAGGACGATGACCCAATGGCTTATATGCAGCAAAAAGATGCTTTAAGAGATTTGCAAGATAGTAAGAGAAAACTAGCAGATGAAAAAGCAAGGATTGCAGCAACCAATCAAAAGGAATATGAAGCCAGTCTTGTTAAAGCAAGAGAAACTCAGATAAAAATATTGACAGAAAAATTACCTGAATGGGTAGACCCAACTAAAGGAACTAAACTAAAGTCAGATGTAAAAAATTATGCAATGACTGAGGGTTTTAGTGAACAGGAGATTGATATGTTAATGGACGCTAGAAGTATTAAAGTATTAAACGATGCTAGAAAATATAATGAACTTCTTAAAAGTAAAATTTCTAAGAAGAAGCAGAAGATAGTACCGAAGATGCAAAAGCCTGGGACACCTCAAAGCAAAGAAGATAATAGGTCTGATAAGATGAAAGCACAAAGAGCAAGATTAAGAAGGTCAGGACATATCAATGATGCTAAAAGCGTTATTGAAAGTCTTATGAACAAATAATCTAATACTATAACTTTTTTATAAAGGTAATCAAAAATGGCAATATACGCAGACGCATATGAAACCTTCGACTCAAATGATAAGAGGGAAGATTTGGCAAATGTTATTTATAACATCTCGCCAACAGACACGCCATTCATGTCTTCTATTGGTACAGGAAATTGTGCTGGTACATTACACGAATGGCAAACAGACTCACTAGTAGCAGCAGCAACTAACGTGGTAATGGAGGGAGACAATGCTCCTTCAAGACAATTAGTTGCTACTTCTAAACTACTTAACCAAACGCAGATTTCTACGAAACCTGTAGTAGTTACTGGTACTCAAGAAGTTGTTTCTAAAGCTGGTGTAACATCAGAGATGGCTTATCAAATAGCTAAAGCTGGTAAAGAACTAAAACGTGATATGGAGTTTGACTTAACAGGTGTTAATGTTGCAACTGTTGGTTCATCAGGCACAGGTCGTAGACTTAGAGGTTTCGAAGCATGGTGTAATACTAACGACTCTCATGGTGCTGGTGGTTCTACACACGGTACAACTGGTGCAGTTACAGATGGAACTCAAAGAGTTTTAACTGAAGCACTGGTCAAATCAAGTCTTAAATCTTGTTTTGATGAAGGTGGTAATCCTGACTTAATGTTAGTTGGTTCATTCAACAAACAAAAAGTATCAGGTTTTACTGGTAACTCTACTCGTATGGACATGGCAGCAGATAGAAACCTAGTGGCTACTATTGATGTTTATGTTTCTGACTTCGGTGAAGTTAGAGTAGTAGCTGATAGAATCTTGAGAAGCTCAGGAAGAACAACTATGATAGTGGACACAGAAATGTGGACTACTGCTATGTTGAGACCTTTCCAAGTTCAAGACTTAGCAAAAACTGGTGATGCTGAAATCAAACAATTATTAGTTGAATACACTCTTGTTTCTAAAAACGAGAAAGCATCAGCTAAAATTGCAGATTGCACAACATCATAACTTAAACATTTCATAACCCCATAAGGTTATTGTTAGGGGTAGGCGTGGTTTCCTACCCCACTCAGATACATTTAATAATGACCTTGAAGAAGGTATCGCTTCGGAACGAGGGTTATTAAGATTGGAGAAATTTAATGAGAACATTAAATGATTATTTTATATATGGCGAAATAGCTAGTGTATCAACAGCATCAAGCACATTCGTACCTGTACCTGACGGTGGCAGAGTAATTAAAATTATTACTGCTTTGCAAGGTGCAATTACATCAGCTAACGCTGCAATTAGTTTTGAAATTAGTGGTACTGCTATTACAGGTGGTGGCATTACAGTTGCACATTCAGGCTCGGCAGCAGGTACTGTAGATTCAGCAGAACCAACAGCAGCCAACAGGGTTGAAGAAAATGGAACAATCGAAATGATTACAGACGGAGCATCTTCAGGTGCAAAAAAACTATGTGTAACATTTGTAATTAGGAGATAAGAATGAGTAATTGGAGCTTTGGACAAAGAGTCATAGTTAATCATACTAGAACAGTTAATCAGACAGGAACGCAAAGAACAGATGCTTTTAGTGATGGGGTTACTTATGTAAGAGTTACTTCTGACACAACTGGTGTTTTTGTTGCATTTGGTAAAACACCAACAGCAGCCGTTAATACTGGTATCCGTTTAGTAGCTAATGAACCTAAGACTTTTAAAATAGATAACGCTGACAAACTTGCAGCTATTGTTGCAAGTAGTACAGCTAATGTTTTTGTAGAGGAGCTTAGTGAATAATGAGTAGAAAGTTAGGAGATGGACAAACATTTCACTTTCATTCTGCCGATGGCACTGGTGCTATACAACATAAGTCAGAAGACTTAACAAAGCTACTTGACCAAAACAAAAGATTGCAGCAGGAAGACCACAGTATAAAAGATGAACTTCGATTATCTGCAAGGATTCCTGTTACAATCTATTATGAATGGAAGAAAAAATTTGGTGTAGATTTATATAATAAAAATCATGCACCAGCAGTCAGAAAACTATTAAACAGTCCTGACTATAGATACTTAAAAACAACAAGTAGAGTAATATAATGGCAATATCAACATACGCAGAACTAAAAACATCTATAGCAAACTGGTTAGACAGAGAAGATTTAACAGATATTATTCCTGACTTTATTGCTTTAGCTGAAACAAGACATAAAAGAGATTTTAAAATAAGAAGAATGGAAACTAGAGTAACGGCTAATACAATAGCTGATACTGAGTATTATACTTTACCTGATGATTATGTTGCTATGCGTAATATTAAATTAAATGGCGACACAAAGATTCCCTTAGAATATTTAACTCCTGAAATAATGGATAGATTACAAGCAGGTAGCCAAACAGGTTGCCCAAAAGCCTATTCAATTAAAGGTAATGACATACAAATAAGACCTATACCTGATGGCGTTTATGAGATAGAAATAGCATATTACAAAACATTTACAGCTTTATCAGATTCTAATACTACAAACGATATGCTTACTCATCACCCTGATGTTTATTTATACGGAGCATTAGTTGAAGCAGAGCCTTATCTTATGAATGATAAAAGAATTGATGTATGGGCAGGGTATTATGATAGAGCCAAAAAAGATATTATAGATTCTAACGAAAGAGATAGACACTCAGGTACAGCACCTGTAACAAGAATTGATTATGGATTATATTAATGACTACATGGACTATTGTTTCATCAAATTCAACCACATGGAGTATTATTCAAAATACATCAGAAGGATATTTTGAAACAGAAGATAACTTAGATTTATTAGTAACGGAAACAGGATTACTGTTTCAACAAGAAGGGGGAGTTGTTATAGCTCCTGATGACTGGCAAGATGTTCCAGTTACAGCAACTACAACATGGACTGAACAATAAATGGCGACACAAAAATTTAGTGATTTAACAGCAACAACAACCCCTAATACAGAATCTGTATTTGCTATAGCACATTCAGGCTCTAATTTTAAATTAACGATTACAGATTTAGCAGCTAACTTACCAGCAGTTACGGCAACAAGCATTATATCTTCAGGCACATTGACTACATCAGGCAACGCTACTATAGGTGGTGATTTGACCATAACAGGCGATGACCTAACTATGGGTACAAATACCAGTGGTGCAGCTTTGATAGCTGATGGAACAAATTTCAATCCTGTCGTTATATCAGGTGATATATCTATAGGCACTACAGGTACAGCAGCGATTGGTACAGGCGTTATTGTTAACGCTGATGTAAGCTCAAGTGCAGCAATAGCCTTTTCTAAGATGGCAAACCTTACAGTATCGAGAGCATTGGTATCAGATGGTAATGGAGATGTATCAGTATCAGCAGTTACATCAACGGAAGTTGGTTATTTAGATGGTGTATCTTCAGCAATACAAACACAATTAAATGCTAAAGCATCATCAAGTTATGTACCTACTGCAATTACAGTTGCAGATGAATCAACAGATACTACTTGTTTCCCTTTGTTTACAACGGCAGCAACTGGGGACTTAGGTCCAAAGACAGCATCAGGATTAACTTTTAATGCTAATACAGATGTATTGTCAGGTACTTTTGCAGGAAATATTACAGGAAATGTAACAGGTAATACTTCAGGTACATCAGGTTCGACTACAGGAAATGCAGCAACAGCAACAG